ATATTTCTATGAGGCCTACCAAATAAAGCGAACGACAAAGCGTCTAACATAGTCGACTTGCCAGCTCCATTTTGACCCACAACAAGTGTAGACTTATTTCTGTTAAGTTCTATTTCTGTAAAGCTATTACCCGAGGACAAAAAGTTTTTATAACGAATAGTTTTAAATATAATCATGCTATTTCAGTTGCCTGTGCTTCAGTCATAAGTTCTCGCATTTGAACTTTAATTTTATTCTTATCTAGATCTGTATCGACTGCTTCAATGTAAGAGTCAACTATTTCTGCTGTATCTTCAAAACTCATGTTTTCTTCTTCAACATTAGTTCCCATAAACTCATTAAAGTTTTCAGCAATCTTTAGTTCATATATCTCTTGATTTTGAATATTATCGATAAATCTATCGAAAGTAAAAGGATCAGTCTTATTTATCACAATAACTTTTACAAACTTTTTATTAAACTTAGTCACGTCAAAATTACTGTAATCATTTTTTTCATCGTCATATAATACTTTTTCAAAGATAGTATAAGGATTTCTAATTCTTTCTATCTCACGAGTTTCAGTATCTAAAATATGAAAGTACTTTGGATCATGTGCGTCGTTCCAAAAGAATTCCATAGGATTACCTAAGTACCATATATTATCTTTTCTAGATGACGTATGAAAATGACCTGATAAAACCATTTCAAATCTTTTAAAGATCTTTGGATTCATACCATGAACGTTAGTAATACCTCTCATCATCTCGAATCCTGTAAGTTCTAGATGAGCGCCAATCCAATCAGCTTGACATTCTTTAATAAAAGTCATGCATTGATCGTAGTTATCGTTACATATCCACGGTACCAATCCTATTTTTAAAGAATCATATTTCATGACAGTAGGTTCCATAATAATATGGACTTCGTTCATGTAATGGCCTAAACACTCTTTTAAAGAGTTAAGCTCATTAGTATTCTTAAAATAAGTATCGTGATTCCCAGGAATAATATCCATAGACATACCACGTTTTCTGACTTGATCTAAGAACACTCTTCTATTATGATTAAGTGCTTTAAAGTTTATAAACTTTCTGTGATCATAATAATCTCCTAAATGCAATATTTGTTTTATATCTCTTTTATCGCATTCCGGAAAAAATATATTTGAGTAGAAATCTTCTGCATTTGCTAAGAATATTTCTGATGAGTTACGTATACCACAATGGGTATCATTTAGTATTGCTATCTTCATGCCATGAATTCACTTAAGTCTGAATCAGCTACTTTAGTCCTTTTTCTTTTCTTTTCTTCTTTTACGAGTTCTTTAATCTCACTGTCAGTAGATCTAACTCTTTCAATTCTGTCTCTTAATGTATCAACAAAGTGTGTTGCTACTTGTTGACCAACATCGCCTTGAGACATATCGACGTCGATAAAGTTTTCAACTCCAGATTTTGTAAGATATTTAAGTTTGATTTCTTGTTGTTTCTTTTCTTTTGTAATACGTCTTAAAAACGCGTACCAAGTTATCTGCGTAAAATATGCAAATGCATTTGGCTTTCCAGTTCTTGTTGCTGCCTCTAGGTTATAGTTACCAATAGCCTTCAAACAATTTTCTACCGCATCCATTACCATTTCTTCGCGATAAGTATAACGAATAAAATTAGATTTATGAGATAAACCTTCCGCAATTCTTAAGAAACATTGCGCTATATAGTCTGGTACTTTTGGAATTTCGGTTCCATCGTTACGGGATTGTTCTACGATAGTAACATAATCGACAACAGCCGACGAAAACTGAGCATTATTGACGTAATGAATGCTTTTTTTACGTGCCATTTTTACCACCTTTCATAATATATTATACACCAAAAAAGTGTAAATGTAAATGATTATTTTTTTCTTTCAAACGTGAAAATACTTGTTTACAAACGCCCATTTTTATGATAGAATATAAGAGTAGTATGGGGAGGGAGGAATATACCTTTTTAATGCAACGTACCCTTTGGCTTAAACGGAATAATATTAGTGCCTAAATCAGAATCTGGATCAATGTCGTCCTCACGTACCATGTGGCCGTACTTTTCAGCTAAAAATTGGTCCATCTCTTCTTCTGTCAGTTCTTCGACTGCGTGTGCTATTTCATCCGTATTGATATAAGCTTTTCTCTTCTTATTGCTATTTTTTAAATCTGCCCTTATCGAGTATATACAAGCTTTGTAGTGCTTTAAAAGATCGGGCGAAGGATTGGAGGCAACAACAACATGAGATGAATTAAGAGTTTGTAAAGACTCTGGATCTTCAGTAAAAGACAGCCAGGGTCTAAAGGCAAAAAACTTATATCCTCTTGCATAGTCCTCTACGGTTACTATTCTAAGAGTTTTGCTTATAAGAATATCGGCGATTTCATCTTGAGTATCCCACTCTAAGACTTCGCAGACTATTTCTTCGTTATTAGTAAGTTTAAATTGCTTTATATTTTTCATAATTGTACTTTATAAGTTTTATGGTTAAATTTTTCTCGGCCATATATTCTAAGTCTTTCATCTGCATGCAAGATACCAAAGTTCTTGCGAGACTTCCAAGATATGTCGTCAACAATGTCGTAAAGAGTTGTTTCTTTACCATCGTCTGTTTTCCTTAATCCTCTTCCAATACTTTGTAGTACTCGTATCTGTGACTTTGATGGAGAAGCGAATACGATATTATGTAGGTTCCTTATATTTATACCTGTACTAAACGTACCGAGTGAGGCTACTATAATAGCATTCCTCTGCTTTTCCACAATACCTCTAATTGCTTCTCTGTCAGAAGTTTCAGTCTGTCCAGACACGAAAAAAACCTTGCGAGTTTCATGTGCTTTCTCCGTTATAAGTTTATGTAATGGCTTTCCATGTTTTTCTACGTAATTATATAAGACTAACGTATTTCCTTTAAGGTCTAGAGTTAGATTTCTTATGAACTTATTTCTTTTCTCATATGTCACTATGTGTTCTATTTCTTCTTGATAAGTTTTCTTTCCAAATTCTTTTCTCGTTTTGTCTTCGTACTCGAGTACGATTCTTCTAATGTGTAACTTAGCGAGCGTATCGTTATCTTGTAAGGCTCTTGTGCTGGTAACGCGGTATACTTTACCGAATAATCCTTGTAATACGAGTTCATGTGTTAGTGCTCCATCTAAAGTACCGGTGGTTCCAAATCTATATCCAGCCTCGGTACACTTATTCATAATAGTTGTTAATGACTTAGACTTAAAGCCATGGCACTCGTCACCAAACACTGCTCCAAATCTTGCAAACCAATCTCTTTGAAATTTGTATATTGACTGCCAAGTACTAATAACTATTCTTTTGTAAGTATTCTTGTCTTTTCCGGAATATATTCTATGACAGTGTCTTTCAACGTCATAACCATAAGTTTTAAAGTCATTGTACATTTGTTCAACTAAAGAAGTAGTTGGTACTATGATCAGTATATCTTGCTTTTTTTCTTCAAGAGAACATAGTAACCATCTCGCAAGAACATAAATTATAAGAGACTTACCTGAACCAGTTGGTGATAACAATATTGAATTTTTTCTTTGTATGCCAGTACACACGGCATCAAACTGATAGTCTCTTATTTCAAAAGGTAACTTCAAAGCTTCTATAAATTTCATCATAAAATCAGCATTTACTGGATTACCTTCGTTTGGACTTCCATATTCAGTCTCTTCAATATCTATCTCGTATTCTCTGCTTTCAGCAAAAGATAGAACTTGTGGCCACAGACCAGCTGGAAGTTCTCCAGTTATTTGATTGTATAGTCTAATCTTTCCATCCCACATTCTATTCTTATACGCCGGCATAAACCTGTAGCCAGGGACGTAGAAAGAAAAGAACTCTCTTAGTTCTGCGCTTATACTTCGGTCGCATTCTAAAAATAAAGTTGCGTGATTTAGTTTCCGGATTCGAATTGTTTCCATTTGATTATGTTCGATATAGTCTGGTGCCGCCATTTTAAATTATCTATTATCTCTGTTAATGTATCAATAGTAGTTTTCCAATATTGAATTTTTTCTTCTGATTTTTGTATCTCAGGATCGCTATCGTAATAGTAATCCATTTCGCCTTTTAGTATCTTCAATCCATCAAATGGATCTGGTTCCCATCCTTTTTCTTCTAAAGTTTCCCTATCCATCTTTCCATTATAGTAAAGCCACTTATCTTTTAAAAGTTTCTTCTGTTCGAATTCTGCTCTCTTAAGAGACAATTTAGCTTCGGACCACATTTGAAGATATTTTGAATGTAATTTGGGAGTGTTTCTAGAAGTGTCATCTAACGAGTGATTATCGATAACACTATCCTTTTGCCACATCTCGTGGACTTTATTTAAGTCAATCATCTTTTTTCCATTATGTTTAAATTATATATAAGGTTCTAAGAACCAACAGTTCCAGTAACGTCGAATGAATCTACAAATTGTCCTGTAGAATTTTTAGTAAGTAAATTAAAATAAGTAAATCTAAAAGAAGCTCCAAATGTTATAAAAGACTCTCCTCCCTGTGTAGAAGCAAATTGTATATCAGTTAAAGCTATCGGTATGCAGTTAACGTATTGAATTCTTTTTATTGGATTGTTGTGACTCGATAAAATAGATAAAGTTATATCTGACTCGGCTGGAGGCTTTTCAGTTTTAGCTTTAAATCTATCTATCGGAGTTGTCATATCCTGATCTAGAACTCTTCTCATCCAGTTATGCATTTCAGTGTATGACTTCATGTCTTCATCTAATATAATATTTATTAACAATTCGTTATATGTTAATTTATCACCAATAAAAGGTACAGAAGCTATCTTCTTGTAGCTCATCTCAATTGGATTCATGATTACACCGGGGTGCGTAAAGTCTTGAACAAAAAACTCTAAATTTGGATAATTCTGTCTGTCAATTACTGCCCTAAAATTCGTAGGTTGTAAGTAATTAAAATTCTTTGTAAGGTTCGCCATGTATCTATTTATATCGTTTGTAAGCAAAAAAAGGGGCCGGCGAACCGACCCCAGTGATTTTTTGCATTAAATCTAATTATGCACCAAGAATATTATCAACTCTGAAAATTCTGTAGTACTGATTAGTTTTAACAGCAGCTAATCCGTCTCTTCCAGACATAGAAGCTGTATCGACGAATGGGTTTGATACCATTCCATATCTGGTTTTAAACCCGATTTTTGGCTGGAATGTGTTCTCACCAACTGCTCTTACCATTGTCAATGGTACGTATGGACAATAGAAGACACCTGCATCGTATGGATTTGTACCCTTATAGCCTACGTTTACGTAGTCCACTGAAGCGTACGGGTCGATGTAGACTCTCATTCTGCCGTTCATTACACCGGCAAAAGTATTACCTGTGTCATCTACGTTCAAGCTAGTTGACAATGCTGGAGTGTAATCGAGCATGCCAGCTGCGGCTAGTGCAGATGCTACGTCAGATGAGCAGATCATAAAGTTACCTTTACCTCTACGTGTCTCTTTAGCAATTACGTTTGACTCTCTTTCAATTTGAAGAATCAAACCTTTAAACTTCTCAACTGACCATCTACCATCGGCGTCTGTCTGAACGTTGAAGATACCGTTAATAGCAGTGTTAGCTTGAAGTGCGCCTGTCTTAGCTTGAGAGTTAATAGTTCTAATAACTTCTCTATTAATTTCAGCCAAGATCTCTGTTGACAGAATATTTGCCAACTCAGTCTCAGCGTCTAGACCATGAATTGCTTTAAGGTCTTGAGCCAATTCCAAGCTGTATTCTGCTTTAAGCGCTCTTGACTTAGCAGTAACAGTTGCTTTTTCGATGGTGAATCCCATTTGATGGAAGTCTGAACCACCGGTTACTCCAAGTGCCTCTCCGTCTGCAGTTGACATACCACCTGCGAAGATATTAGTCAGTCTCTGATCGTCGATAGTTGAGTCACTATCTGTATCAGTAATGCCATTTAAGCCTGAAGCATTATCGGAATCGTGTGTTCCGGCGCTGTCACCTGAGAATTGAGTTTCAGCTTCGTTAAACAATGCTTCTTTTGCTGAAGTATTTGCCGCGTTATATCTTGACTTCATTGCGAAGATCAAGCCTGTCGGACCGGACATTGGCTGCACGCCGCAGACATCGTATGCCATCAAGTTTGGCATTGCACGTCTTACGAGTGCGATCAAGACCGGGTTCCAGTTAGCAGTACTCGCGGTAGAGTTAGTCGGAACTCCTGCATTCTCTGAAATCATACCTTCTTCTCTAAGGGCGATTTCTTGGTTTTCGAGAATTGCTGCAGTTACGGCTTTTTTATGATGATCTGTAATCTTACCAGCTGACTCTTCGTTCAATACTGGAGACCACTTTTCGATCAACTTATCGTATGATGCTGTATTTTGCATAGCTAGTGCTCCCGTTATTTGTTAGCAGTTTTCTTAATTGCGCTAAGGTATGATGCCATAGAGTCAGATGTTTCCACAATTGGACCATCTTCTGCTTCAGCTTCACCGCTAGCAGTATTTGCAGCTTTAGTAAAGTATGATTCTTTGACTGTTGCTACTTTCTTAGCGAAAGTCTCTTCATCTTCAAAATCAATATTCTCTACTAAGCCTTTAAGCTTTTCAACCTGAGTCTCGGCTAGGTCTTTTGATGCTTCACGGATAACCGCTTCGCGTTTATAACCTTCCAATTCTTCGGCCATTGCGATTGCTTGACCAGTTGTGTCATTGAGCTTTTGCTCTAGATCGTCAACTGTCCCGGCAAGTTCGTCAACAAGATCGGTTTTTCCTTCTGGTACCTCGATGTATGACTCTGTAAATAGGTCTTTCAACTTATTCATAAAGTCTTCTGCAATCTCGGTTCTTAGACCATTTTGAATTGCCAACTTGTTTTCTGACATCCAGTTTTCAACTACGTAGTTTAAATAGCTGTCTACTTTCTCTACGAGGTCTGCTTTTGTCTGATCGATTTCTGCAGCTAATTCCTCATTGTACTTTTCTTCTAGCCTATCAACCTCGTCTGAAAGCTTTGATTGAATTGCGGCTTCAAAGATAGTTTCTGCCTTTGCCTTAAAATCGTCTGAAAGTGTAGCTTCTTCAGACACCAATGCTTTAAGATCATCTTTGAAATCGGCTTTGTAATCGATTGAAGGCTTATCTTCAATGATTGCATCTTCCTCATTCTCGACGTGATCTTTCATGACTTGCGAGTACATAGCTTCAACTGCGCCTTTTTTGGCTTTGTTCATCTTTTGATACATCGCGTTAATCATGCCTGATTTAGTTAACTTAGGCATTGGATCTTTTTTGGTGCTATCAGCAGCTGTTCCACCGGCCATCTTACGACCACCTGCAGTACCAGTTGCGTCACCAGCCTTGTCTACACTTGCGACTGATTGGGCTTCAGCATTCTTAGGATCGTGTTTCATTTCCAAGATTTCCTCATCGTCTTCTTGGAGTTCAACATCCTGATCTTCGATTTGATTTTCATCAGTCATTTTTTGACTCCTTATTTTGATTTAAGTAACGAGAGGAAATTTTTAAACTCACGAACCTGAGTCTCATAGAGATCAGCACGTGGAGCTTTCTTAATTTCAGTCTCCATTTGTTCAATTGTTCGAGCTTCGATAATTCCGTTATTCCAGACCCATTCAACTCCTTCCATTATTCCATTAACGAAAGCACTAGGTGCTGATGGATCTTGCACGATATCAATCGCGTTTAAGAGATAATCGTCATTAACGACCATGGTGTTACCATTTTGCTTCAAACTTCCCATACCACGAGTCGAAACACCGAAATTAACTTTACCGTCAAGCAGCCCTTTTACAACCTGCCCCATGGGAGTTTCTAATATCGATGCCTTGCCCACAACATTGTCACCGTCCATTTCTAGACTTTCAATCTTGTGAGAAACCCTATCTAAATTAACGGTCGGACCTTCAGGGTGGTTTAATTCTCCAACGGCTCTGCCTTTGGAAACCTGAGTATCAATGTACCTACCAAGAGCTTTCTCCATGATAGGCTTTGGATATATACGACCGTTTCGATTCTTTACATTAGCTTGAGCGAAGATACCTTGAATCTTATAGTTCTTTTTGCCGGTCTTTTCGTCGGCTTCAACTATGTATTCTAAATCGCTTTCGGTATATTCTGATATAAGCTTCATGTTATTTCCTACTTCATTCTTCTGTATTGTTTTAAAAACTCTTTTGACGCCTTTTCAGCTTCGCTTTGAGAACGGTATACATCGAGTCTATCACCATCAACATAAGCAACAAATCCATTTCGTTCCTTATGAATTTTGACAGTAACTCTGCCAATCTTCTTATTATATACTTCCTTACCCTCT